TGTCTTTTCTGTGAGAGGAATTACCTAATGAAGTTTTCCATACTAAATTGGTAATATTATTATTAAAAGGATCATCATCATCATGATCAATAACAGGACCTCCTTCTTTTAATATTTGTTTTACACTATCTGGTGTTTTTTCCCATTCATCATCAGTAATCCCTAATTCATAATAATGAGTATCTAATGGTTCAAGTGTTTCTTTTATAAGACGAGAAACAGGAACAGATAATCTTTCATTTTTAGAATTAGGTGTATTTTTATGATACTTATAAGGTGCATATTGTCCTTCTGGAAAAGTTATTGTAACTTTAAGAGAGGATGGTTTACCATGTCTACCTTCTGAAATAGAAGTTGAAAGAGGTTTTCCTGTCTTTCTACTAAAAATAGTTCCATCTTCATGACCAAAATAAGGAATTGGTTTTTCTCTAAACATCATCTGATAAGATTTCATAATTAAATACCTAATAATTTTTTTTGTCTTTCAAAGTATCCATGAAGAATCCATGAACTACTATTCATTTTGTCTTCACCACCAACACCATATTTGAATACTACATTTTCATGATTAGCAAACCCCATAACTTCTGGAGTATTACTTGATCCTCTATCACCACCATTACAGAAAATAACTTGCTTAGATATCTCTAAACATTTTCTAATTGCACCCTTGGCAGTATCATCAGAATCATCCCATGATATGACAGCATCAACCATATTCAAATGTCTTATGATTTCTGCTCTCTCTTTCCATGATTGAAAGTATTGTCCTTTCTTTCTTGTTAACCATTCTTCAGTATTGAGACCTACTATAAGATAATTAGAAAGATCTTTTGCTCTCTTAAAGTATGATATATGACCACTGTGAATTGGATCAAATCCACCAGTGACAAGACTCACTTTTTCAAAAAACATTCTACCTCCATTTAGATAATGCTTTTGTATCTGTTAGTTTCTGTGTTTCAATTTCATCACTCTCATCTGCATTTGTATGATGAGTAACTTCCTTAAGAGTCTTAAGATAATTTATTACATGTTCTCTAATTTCCATGAGTTCATCATAACAACCTTGATTGTGTGCACAACCACGAAGATCATGATCTGGTTTAAGAACTGACTCTGTGAATAAGTCTAATGCTCTTTCATATTTTTGAGATGGTGTCTCAGGCACATCTATTGAGTTTTGGTCTTTCATGAGAAGAATAATTCTAGGTTAACTACTTTTTCAACATTCCATCCTATGGCGTCAAGTATGACCTTAACAGGTTCAAGAAACGCTTTCTCAAATTGTAGTTCATAATCTATGCTCTTGTCAAGGTCTAGTTCAGTAGGAAAGTCTGAAATGAATGATATAACATTTTCATGAATCCAATTAGGTTTTTTCAAATAACAGAACTTGATCTTTTCACCATTGTTGATTAAGGAGTATTTATTATCCAGTTTCTTATCTTTAATATGATGATTGTATAAAAGAGCACCTCTTGCATGAATAGGAGTTCCTTTAGCATATATGCTAGAAGTTGATTTATGTTTGTTCACATTAGATACTGTTCTAGGAAAAGCAATATCTTCTGGTGGTAACTTCTTGAACTGAACTCTAGAGTCATCAATAAACTTGATAACATCTTCTTCAGTGCCACTCATCATGATATTGAGAGCATCCTTAATCATCTTTCTACATGGAGCAGGTGTTGAAGACTTAACTGCTTCAATACCCATCATCTTAAGTTTAGGTTCTTCATATCTTACTCCCTCACTGTCCCAAACATTTAGAATATATCTTTTCTTAGCAGTCCATATACCTCTGTCAGCAATGTTCTCTCTTTTCATGAACATCTTCTGATCATAAGCATTTACATAATTTGCAAGTTCTTGATAGGACTTGTCAATAAATGGTTCCAGTTTATCTTTGCAAACTTGATCCAAAAGGGAAACAATCTTAGCTTTATTGTCAATCTTACTATTAAAAAATTTATCAACAAGAGGACCAAAATTGATGTATATAGAGTCTGTATCTGATGCAATAACATAGTCAATATCTTCTGTTTTTAATAATTTATTTAGATAGTCATTCATCTTGTTCTCTATCCACCTGATAGAAACTTGTCCAGATAGTGTGATTGCTTCTGCATTGGCAAGTTTGTAATAGCTAAAATACTGATTACCAATAGCACCATAAGCAGAGTTAAGAGAGATCTTCTTTGCCATCTGAATATTATTACATCTGGCAATTTCTTTCTCTAGAGTTTTAGTAGGAGTTTTTTCATATGCTTGTTTTGCTTCTAACATTCTCTTCTTGAAGACAACTCTTTCTGCATACATCTTTTCCATCAACTCAGGAAGAAATCCTTTTACATCTTTCCTATATTGTGCGCCATTTGCACAGACAGCATTATCTTTATACATCTCAAATGTAATTTCTTCACCAAGTATTTTATCTACTGTGACTGATGGATGTCTTGTTTCCAATAAAGTTTCTGGTGAGATATTATATTGCATGATCAAATGAGGATATAGACTATTCAAGTCAAAGGAAACCACCCAATCATATTTACCAGGTTTAGGTTCTTTCACATAAGCACCAGCATACTTATCATTCTTGTCACTTGAATCTTTAGGTGGTATTACAATGTTTCTTTTCTTCAGATAATTGTATATGATAGTGTCCCACATTCTTACCTGATACATCACATCTTGATAGTTGACTTTGGCATCATATGCCATAGTAAGTGCCAACTCAATCAACTTCATCTTGTCCTCAAGTCTATCAACAAGTTCTACGTCAATGATGTTATAGTCTACAAACTTCTTCCAGTTGCCAGTGTAGAACTCTTTGAATGTATCAAATTCAGAGTGATCTAATTTCTTTTGCCCTAACTCTATATTTGCAATATAGTCCAATCTATATGACTCTTGTGCTTTGTAAGTAAACTTCTTATATAACTCAAGATAATCAAGAGTTGTCATACCAGCAATATCATAAACATTATATCTTCTACCAGAAATATAAATTTCATCTTGTGATACTAGTCCCCAAGGTGATAGTAACTTACATTTCTTATCACCCATAATCCTACTGATTCTTCCACAAAGATATGGAATATCATACAATCTGACATTCCATCCAGTAATAACATCAGGTGGATTCTTAGACCAATGATACAAGAAAGAATTCAACATTTCAATCTCATCACTGAAGTGATAATAAGTTACATTATCTTGAGTAGGAACATATGGTTTTCTACCCCAAGTAGTAATCTTTTTTGTAGCATAGTCTTGTAATGATATTGTCAACATCTCTTCAGAACAAGACTCAGGATCAGGGAATCCTTGTTCAGCCTTGACCTCAATATCCATTGTCACAAGATTAATTTGACTGATATCAAACTTTACTTCATCTTGAGGATATTTGTCTGATAAGTATTGAAAGATATATCTATTGTTGCCAAATATTTTAAATCCATCTACACCATCATACTTCTTATAAAACTCTCTACAATCTCTTACAGTGCCAGGTTTAACTGGTTCAACACTCTCACCATCAAGTGTTTTGTACTTTGTCTTCTTATTTGATTTAACAAATAATGTAGGGGAATATTCTTCTTTGTATATTTCTCTCTTGCCATTTACAACTTCACGAACCAAGAAGTTGTTACCAATCATTTGAACATTGGTATAAAACCTCATTCTTCTATCACACTCTCATATTTCTTTACTATTTTACTATTAGGGTTAACTAAAGTCAATATCTTATCAGATGAAATCATAAAAGTATTTTGAGTGGTCACATTTAATAACCAAGGAGAAAGAGTTTCATTCTCCTGATCATAAACAAAAGGTTCTATTAACTTACAATCAGGACCTCCCAATTCACTCTGGACTTCCTCCACTTGTGTCACTATCATTTCCTGTGTCACTAAGACTAGCACTTTGAGATTTTCTTTTTTCATAATTTTCACATGCTTTGTTATATAGTTCTTTAAGTTTTGGTTGAGGTTCTACTATACTGATAACCCAATCTGCCACCACAGGTATTGTATCTTCATTAGCAAGAGGCAACCAAGGTAGTAATTTGATTGATACTGGTGGTGTTTCTACCCCTTCAATTTCATCATCAGCTTCACCTTCATCCTCAGATGTTGTGAGTATTGCTCTACAAGGATTTGTAAAATAGTATCCTACCACTGTTTTTTTATCAGTTACCATTTCACCTATATCTGAAATGACTTCTTCTCCTGATTTTAGAAA